CTGATATAATTGCAGGCTGAGTCGGGGCGTAGCGCAGCCTGGTAGCGTACCTGCATGGGGTGCAGGGGGTCGGAGGTTCGAATCCTCTCGCCCCGACCAATGGAATCAAAGACTTACAGAAGATGCTGTACGTATCAACAGGGCTGTATATTAGATGAACATCTAATATAGCTCACAGCAAAGCCGCCTTCGGGCGGCTTTTTGCTATGTATCTCTTGGGGACATGGAATGGGCAAAGCCAGCAATCGAAAAAAGGTTAAACGTCAGCATGTAGAGAGCCGTCAGCATTTGATTGCGGCGCCAGTTCCTATGTCTCCAGCACCCCGGATTCGCACTGTTAGCTCGTTGTTTCGCGAGGGGAATCGCTGGCCCGGTCCCGTTTATCGGTTCTTCAAGGATGAGAGTCACGCAGACGCTTTGGCGCGGGGAGAGATATGGATCAGTACCCTCGGAGAATGCAGGAAGTATGAAAATGAAATGCAAGGCGATCCTGGGGAAGGGCACATGGCGTACCAGTTCAATGGATCGATCTCCGGCAATACTTCCGATCCAGAATTTACAAAGATTGTCCGTCAAGTTGGTTTGCAGACTTTGCCGGGCATGAACATTCAAATGCGCAATGTGATCGGCCTACAGGCGCTTCCGGACGCGCTTGTTTTATGCACTTCAATGCGGTTCGCACCGGAGATTTTGTCGAAAGATTTCGGAGAATATTGCGTGAGGATTAATGAGCCGTTCGCGTTCTTTAAGCTGGTATCAGAGGAGTTGGCAGCACGTTATGACCTGCTCACGTTTGGGCTCGACAGCGTTATTTACAGCGAAAGAAAATTCGCAAATTTCGAGTCGCCGCCGGGGCGTGTTGGTTTTGTAAAACCAGAGCGTTTTCGGGAGCAACAAGAAGCTCGTATGCTTTGGACGATAGATACGAGTGCGCCTCTGACCCCTGGCCTTATCCGCATACCCGCAACTTCGACGTATTGCGAGAGAATCATTTAAGTGATTCGCATATGTATGGTTTCGTAGAAACGCATTGCAGCGCGATTAGTACAGGCTACTCCTGTATATAAGTCGGTCCAGCATCGCCCTGCGGCCGTTCCTCTCCCTTGAACAGCATCTTGTTGCCGTGCATGGTGACGAGGCGGGCCTCGTAAAGCGCTGGCAAGAGCGAGGCACCAACCTTGGAGGCCGGCTCCTTCACCTCGAGCACCAGGGGAGCGCCAAGGCCTGCCAGCGTGATCTCGCCTTGGACGAACGGTGCTTGGCCTATATCGCGATCTGAAAGGCGGGCGCCGCGCTCGCGCAGCCGTTTGACTTTTCCGTACATGCGCGGAGTGTAGCACTGTTGAGCAGGCTCACCCGGGTGTCGCCGGCCTGGCGATACCGTGGCGCCATGAAGCCGCGCACCGACATCCTTACCGCCAGCCTGGTCGACCTGACCCTGATCCTGCAACCGGCCATCACCTTGCTGGAGGCGTCCTGCATGCTCGCGGTCAGCGGCGTGCAGGAAGGGATAGCAGCTCGCGTGCTGGCTGAGCCTGCGCGGCGCCGGCTGGTGCCGCCGAGCCGAGGCGCTTGCCGATCCGCTGGAATGGCTTCTCGATGAAGTAGTAGGAGGCGGTCGCGGCGAGCAGGGTGCAGCTCACGATCCAGACCGCAGTGATGGGTTCGTCATTCCCGAAGATCGAAATGACCAGCGGGTGCAGCAGGTAAATCGAATAGCTGATCGTGCCCAGGAACACCAGCGCCGCCGGCATGTTCTTGACGCGTTCGAAGTGCAGGAACAGGACGACACCGAGGCTGTAGGCCAGAATCCACCGATAGGGGTTGTCGCCGACACCCCGGCTGTAGCCGAGCAGGCAGACGACGGCCAGGCTGGCCAGCAGGTGGGCAATGCGCGCTGCCGGTAAGGCTTCGTCTGCCTGCCGGGCCAGGCGCAGCTCGGCACCGAAGAACATCAGCATCAGGCCGATGGGCAGGGCCACCGGGAGTTTTACGCCGATGGCGAAGCGGCCCGCGGCCATCGCCAGAGCCAGCACGACGCTCAAGCCGAACGCCGCGCGCACGGCCTTCCGGTCGTGCACCACACCCAGCAGCAGCATGCCCGACACAAGGAAATAGAAAACCAGCTCGATCTGCAGCGTCCAGAAGACGCCGAGCACGTTGGGCACGCCGACGAACTGCTGAAACATTGTGAAATTGACGAGAATCTCGGAAAAGCTCAGCTTCGGCGCGCCGTCAGCGCCCATGATCACGGCCAGGAGGATGGTGACGATGTAGACCGGCCACAGGCGAAAGAAGCGGGACATCCAGAAAGACCTTAATGTGGATCGCGGGCTGATGCTAAACGGGATGATGAAACCGCTGATAAGAAAAAACGTCGCGACGCCTATTCGGCCCAAATCAAGATAAAAGTCATTGCCGTCGGAAAGCATCCCTTGGCCCAGCCAGTGTAACGGGACAATATGCTGGGCAAGGACCAGCAGCGCAGAAATGCCCCGCAGAGCATCGATTCCTTGCATTCTCGCGGCCCTGACGTTTTTCATATAGCCAGTAATCAGATATTGACAAGTGGCTGACAGTAGCGGAACAGCTGCTGAAGCGCAACTATTTTGAACAGTTGCGCTTCGGATCGTGTGATTTACGCGCGCGGTTTTTCCAGGGCTTGCGCGCTGGCGACGGGCTCAGGTTCAGAGGGTGCCGGCGGGATTACGACCTTGCCGTCGACGATGCTGAGGATGTGCACGGCGCCGACTGGGGTAAGGGCGTGGAAGTCCATCACGGCACCGCGTTCACGGCCCGGCAATCTTCGAACCGCTCGACGACGCGCTCGTATCGCCGCACGAGTCCTGCAACATCTGCTCCGTCGCCGAGAATCGCTGCAGCAGCCTCCGGCACAATGTCCGGTCCTTGTCCGTCAGCCGCAGGTCCGGCGGCAATGGGTCGACCGCCGGGCGCGGGGGCGGCTGGTACGGGGTTGGCTGCTGGGCAGAGCAAGCGGTCAGTGCCAGCACGCACGCGGCGCTGAGCAGTTTCAAGGTTTGCTGCATATTCCTCTTCCTTTCGTAGGGCGGCGGTGTCTTGCTCAAGCAGGCGGGTGCGAAGGCCCGATTCGATTGCGAGGGCGGCGGCAGCTTCGCTATCGCGCGCTTCCTTGCCGGCGGCGACCGCGGCCGCCTCGCCGGCCTGGTACTGCAAGGCGCCGTAGCGCTGCAGGCCCAGCCAGCCGGCCACCAGCAGGCCGACCACGATCAGGGCGCCCAACAGGAATCGCTCGAGCGCGCTCAAGCTGGCACCTTCTCGGGCTGGGTATCGAAGCGCGCCAGGTTCCGGCCGCGCATGATGGCGATGAGCTTGTCGGCGTAGGACGGGTCGGTGGCGTAGCCGGCGGCGGCCGCGGCCCGAGCCCAGCCTTCGCCGGTTTTCTCCAGGAAGCACTTCCGGTAGCGCGGGTTCGCAAGAAAGAAGTCGGCATGGTCCTTCATGCAGTGCAGCCAGCCGCCGTACGCGCGGAACGGGCACTTCACTGCGGTGCGCACGCCCTTGATGTATTCGTGCGTGTCGACCAGGACCGTGGCGCCTTTCCATGCTGGCCCCGGTTTCACGCCGAACAGGTTGTATCCCGGGGCACGCGCACCCCAGGACGACTCCAGTGCGGCCTGTGCCAGGGTGAACGAGGCCGGGATGCCGCTGGTGCGCTGGCAGGTGAGGGCGGCCGGCAGCAGCTGGTCGAGGAATTCAGTCGGTGACATCAGATCACCTCCTTCACATCCCTGATGATCTCGGCGATGTCGGCATCCTTCTTTTTCTCGATGTAGGCGAAGAGGCTGCGCACCAGGAGCCAGGCCGGCAGGCCGCACGCGAAGCAGATGCCGAGGATGCCCATCAGGCCGAACGGTTCGTTGACCCAGTGCTGGATGCCCAGGTACATGACCAGGGCCGGGCCGCCGCAGAAGGAGCCGATCAGCGTAGTGATCAGGGCAACGTGCCATTCCTGGTCCGTCTTCGGTTTCGTCATGGTCATGACCACGTAGGCGGCCAGGCCGGCACCGATGCCGCTCATGCCGGCCAGGCCGCCGAGGGCTTTCCAGCCAAATACGCCGGCGGCTGTGCCGGAAATGGGTTCGCTCATTTGTTGTGCTTTCATTTTGTGAGGTGCTAGTTTGAAAAAAGTACGACCTGACGGAGTGGCCTCTACAGGCCGAATGCACTGCTGATGCCGATCTTCGTTACCGTCACGCTGCAACTTACTGTCGCGGCAAAGGCGGCCGTGGCCACCAACGTCGTGCCGGTAATCGAAAACGCGGGATAAGGCATGCTGCCGCCGAAATAGTCGAGCAGCGTTGCAAGCGTGGACACCGATGCTGGGGCGTTCTGCGCGAAGTTCACGCACAGCAGGTACGTCTTCTTTGCTGCAGACGCGCTATCTGCAAACTCCACGCGGACCAGGTAGGTCTCGTTCGTGACCACGCTGAGGGTGGCGATATTGTTGGCGCCCGAGACCATCGCCAGCGGCGCGAGCTGATAGGGCTTTCTCAGGGCGCTGACTGAACCATCGGCGCGCGTCTCGAACGTATCGCACAGGACGATCTGGCCACGGCGCGTGTAGGGCTGTAGTGAACTGATCGAGCCAAGCAGGTAAGTCCGGTTGGTGCCGACACAGATATCCCAACTCGAACTCTGCGCAGGGGAAAACAGCTCGAGGGTGATATTGCCGTGGAAGTTGGTCGCAAACCGCGTCGAGTTGTTCTGGATGACGGGGACAGTTGCGTGTTTCCAAAACTGCCCGGACAGCGGCGCGTTGTAGACAATGATGTCATTACTGGTTGAGCCGGCTCCGCCAATACGAATCTTAGGCACAACAGTTACCGTGGAACTTTCGTTATCGGCGCAGGTGATGTTTCGTACGCCTGTGCCGTGGAAACTGTCGTTGCCTCCGGTGCGTCGGTACACGATCATTTCGGCGCAGTCCGGGCCAAAGTCGCAGTTTTCTGCCACTACGAATTCGGTAAAACTGCCGCTGGATTTGTTGTGTGCGAGCAGGCCGATCGCGAGCTTCCCGAACTTGCAATCACGGATGGTGACGCCGCACTGGCCATCGAATTCGATACCGTTGGCCAAGCCATCATCGCTCGAGAACAGAATTCCTGAGATGACGCCGCCGGTCAGCCCCCCACTGCCGCCGCTTCCCAGCAGGATCGATGTGTCGGCCGCGAGCCCATACGAACGGATCTCGGTCGACCCTGGGCCCTCACCCTCGATGTTCGGGAACTTGAACGACGATGGCTTATTGAGCTGCGCCGTGATTCGATATCCACCACCCGGGACGAACATAGTGCGACCCTTAGTGTGGCAGTGGTTCAGGCAGGCTTGGAGCGACGCTGTTACGTCAGCGGCAAAGGTTCTGGCGCGGACGTCGGCTTTTTGAGCATCGGTCATGAAATCGAAGACGCTCACGATATCGCTATTCTTGTCCTGCAGCGTGCGCGCCACCGCACCGAATCCGGTCTGGATAAAGCCGATCAGGGCAGAGCCAACAGATGTAGCCAATGAGGTCAACAGTTTAGTGATCTCCAACGTGGCAGAGTTGTCTACCCCGTCAGCTTTGCGCGTCCACACCGTTGACCCATCAGCACGCTTGAGAGAGAGATCGTAAGACCCATCGCCAAGGTACAGTGGCGCCGGTAGTTCGCCGCGGGCATTTAGCGCGATATATTGACCGCCAGCGCCGTCGGGAGTGTAGGTGTGCGGCACCGTGCCATCTGGATCCGTGAAGGCGGTTTTCTGTGCCGTCGTTCCGTACGCATAGGTGTAGAGCCTGCCGCCGACCAGCAACTGGCCGACGTCGGTGAACTCTTGCAGGTTGAAATTTGCTGGTTGGCTGGCTGCCATCGCTCGTCCTAAAACAAAGCCCCGCGTGAGCGAGGGAGAAATAAAAAAGCCCACCGGGTTATGGTGGGCTGATGGGGAGGGTGGTGCGGATTACTTCAGCTGCGCCGGCGTCGCCACCTTGCTGCCGAGCTGCCCGCCCAGCACGCCGATGTTGTTCGACAGCAGCATGTTCCGGTTGTTGATGCTCTCGACCAGCGCCTCGAGGCTGTTCAGGTTGCGCGCGCCGGCAGCGCCCTTGGCCAGCAGCATGCTGCCCATCTGGTCACGCACGGATTGCGGCGTGGCGACCCGGTTCCACACGTTCTTGGCCGAGCCGAGCGCCGACAGCAGGTTGCCCGACTTCGCCGCGCCGAGCGCGCCGCCGGCTTCGGTCAGCGCTGACAGATCGAGGTCGCCCATGCCCGCCTGGCGCGCGGCCGTCTGCGAACCTGCGCCGACGCTCTGCAGGCGCTTCATCTGAGCCTCCTTCGCGACGCTTGAGGCGAACTCGCGGTAGGCGCGCTGATCGCCAAATACCGCCTTGAGCTTCTCCTGTGTGGCCGGTTCCTTCCACATGTTCATGATGTTGGTCTGGCCGCCCTGGGTACCGAGCTTGGCGCGCAGTCCTTCGAACGCACCGATCCGGAACGCCTGCAGCTCGTTGTCCGACATTCCCCGCATCGTGCTCATGATGCTGGCTTCGTCGCGGTTGATCGCCAGCTTGCCGGCGTTGGCCGCGTCGATCAGCTGCGACGGCGCGGCGAAGGCCTCGCGGGCGTTCCGGTACAGCGATTCTCCGGTCTGGCGGTTGGTGGTCGCGCCATCGAGCGCCGCCACCAGTTTCGTTTTCAGGTCCTGGTAGGCGTTGCCGAGCGGCGTCAGCGTGCCGTCGGCGTTCATCGCCTTGCGGCTGGACAGCACCTGGTCGACGCCTTGCTTCACGTGGTCGAGGTCGCCCATGTTCCACTTTGCCGGTGCCGCGGCGTCGAGCGTGAAAGGCATCTGGCGGGCGGTTGCGATCTCCCGCCCAAGCTTGGTCACGCCCAAATCCTCGGCATGCTTCACGATGTCGACCAGCTCCTGGCTCGGGACGATGTCCGTGCCGCGCAGCTGCTTGTACAGCGGCCCCGAATCTTTCTGGCGGCGCGTGATCAGAGACTCCACCGTGGTCGGCAGGCGCTGGCCCTGGGTATCGAGCGCATCCTCCGCCGCCGCGCGCATGCGGTCCCCGACGCCCGCCGTGCGCTGCCGCAGCAGATTGTAGGCCGCATCCTTCGTGCGGCCCGGCAGGGTCGCCAGCGTGTCGAGCAGCTGGTTGGTGTTACGCCCGCCGGCATCCGCCAGCGTCGCCTCGTCACCCAGCTTCGACATCCGCGCCGCGGCCTGGGCCAGGGGGTTCGTGTAGCCGCCGGTGGCGAGGGTGCCGCGCGCGTCGCGCGCCAGGGCCTCCGCGACCTTTTGCTTCGCGTATTCGGCCGCGCTGGTCTTGGACAGGCGCTGCATCACGTTGCCGCCGACCGCGCCCACTACCGCTGCAGCCGGCGTCGACACGCCGCCGAGCGCCGCGCCGGTACTGGCAGAGCGCGCGCCATCGGCGAGCATGCCGGCGGCCGTATCGGCATTCGAGTTGGCGGTGCCGGTCACACCGCCGTATATGGCGCCGACCCCGGCCGCCTGGGCCGCGCGCGGAACGATGCCGACAACCGTTTTCGCGCCCGCTGCGGCGCGCAGGGCGTTCGGCACCAGGCCACCCACCGGCAGCGTCACGACGATCGATCCTCCGACGTCGCCGACGGCATTCGCGATCGGGCTCGCCGCCTTGTAGGGGGCATTTTCCGCGTCGAGCCGGGCCTTGCCGGCATCTGCGTCGTCGACCAGCCACTTGCCGGCCCGGCCAAGCAATGATGTCGGCTTGTTTCCGGTTACCAGGTCCGACAGCGGAGGGGCGTCCGACGTCATGTCACCCAGTGCACCCAGGCCCTTGCCGGCGAAGCGTTGCGCCCCCAGTGCCAGCTTGCCGAAACCGGTACCGGCGCCCGCTGCGAGCCCTTTTACGCCATCGACCAGCGCGCTGCCGCTGCTGGCGTTGCCGGCGCCAGTACTGTCGGCCTGCTGCGCCGGCGCACCGGTCAGGTGGCTGACAATCTCCTCTGCCTTGTAGCCTGCGGCCGTGGCCTTCCTGATCTTGTCCCCGTATTCGGGGGAGCCCGCCAGGTGGTTCGCGATCTGGGCGTCGCTGTAGCCGGCCGCTTTCGCCTGTGCGATCTTATCCTGAATAGCGCTCATGAATTAATGCCCGAAAATGTCGGAGAGGGTTGGTTTTGCGCCAGGGACCTTCGACGATGCGGCCGGCCTGTCGGTCGGCGGCGCGGCGTCGTGGCTATCCCTGCCGGTGATCGCATCGCTCAGCCCCTGGCGTACATGCTTCGGTGCGCGCTGCGCGGCTGCGATCTCGGCCTGCATCTGCTGCACGGTAGCCTCATATGCCGGCTGACTGGACGCAGCCGACAGCAGCTCACGCGAGTGCTCCATGTCGGAGACGGTCGGCTTGCCGCCGCGCGCCATTGCGGCAGCGTAGGCCGTGGCCAAACCCACATTCGCGGTTGCGAACCTGCGCAGCGCTGGGTCGTTGGTCTGCGTGTCGAACATGATCTGCGCCTTGCCGAAAGGCAGGAAGCCGGAGCGCACGACATCCTTCGACGCGGTCAGTGCCAGCGGCGCCAGCTCGCCGGCCTCCGCTGCGGCGTTTTCGATACGAGCGCTGGTGGTTCCGGAAGTCCGCATGCCAGCCTTGAGACCCTCGAACTCGGCCATACGACCAGCGATGTCGTTGCCACTCATGCCGGCCACTTGCGCCTGAGCGGTGATCTCATTCTGGATTGCCACTAGGTTCGCTGCCCCTTGTGCACCGCGACCGAGGTTCTGCAGGCCACTCTTATCGCCGCGGAGGAACTGCTCCGCGATGCGTGTCCGGGTTTCCTGGCTCAGCGTCGGTTCGACGTCACCCTTGGCGTCCTGCCGTGCAAAGATCATATCCTGCACTTTGATCTGGTTCGCTCGGTTGGCATCACCTTCCGACTTGATCCGCTGGTCGGTCACGCCGAACTGACGAACCTGTTCCGCTTGCTTGGCCTGCTCGAGCTGCTGCTTCAGCTGCTCGGTCACCGACTGGCCGCCCTGCATCGCGGCTGCTTTCCACTTCGCAAAGGCCTGCGGGTCTTGTGCCGCCTGCTCGATCATGGCCACGCCGCGCTCGTACTGGCCCGGCTGCTTGAACAGGCCAAGCATTTTCCCTTCCTGCGCCCAGGCCAGCGCCTGTTCCGGAGTCTGTACTGTCGCGAGATTCTGCGCGTGGAAGTCGTGCAGTGCGACGTCACGCGCGAGGTTGGTCTTGGCGGCATCGGCTTCGTCTTTCGTCGCGGCGGCACTGCCTTTTCGCTGTTCGATCAGCGACTTGCTGAGCGCATCCGCCGCGGCAAATCCCTCCGGCGTAGCGGTGCCACGCATGGCCTGGATGCGCTGGTCATCCGTCGCACCTTGGGGGAGGCCGAGGAGCGCCGTGCGCAGCTGTGCGGCGCGCTGGCTGCTCTGCAGGCCTTCGTCGAACTTTTGCCGGCCGGCGGCCAGTGTCAGCGCGTTTTGTTGCAGCGACTGCCGTCGCGCATCGGCCTGGTCCATCTCGGCCGTGTAGTCCATCATGGACCTCGGCGGGACCAAGTACTGCTGGAAGATGTTCGAATCAGCCATTGTTCAGTTTCCCTTATCCATTGAACCAGCTCATGTCGCTCAGTGCGCCCGTGTCGATGGACTGCGCCTCGGGCGTGTAGTTGTAGCTTCCGGCACTGCCGGTGGTCTGCAGTTCGGTCGAGGTGCTTCCCGGCGTGTAGCGCGCGGCCAGTGCCGCGAGCTGGTTGGTAGCATTGCCCCAGATGTTGCCTTGGGCAAGGCTGGCAGCGCCGGCGTTATTGCCGGCTGCCGTCATCAGCGCACTGTTTGTACTGGCGGTGCTCGCCCCGACCGCGTTGACGTTCTGTGTGGCGGTCTGCCCGATGCCGGCCAGCGCCGCCAAGCGGTTGAGCCGGTCCGTACGGGCCTGGTTCGCCCGTGAGTACGCGGCGCTGTAGCCTGTGGTCGCATAGTCGGTACCGTATTGCGCGGCTGCCTTCAGCGCAGCACCGGAAATCCGGCCACCTGCTGCCGCCGTCTGCCGGTTAATTGCCTGCTGGCCTTGCTGCAGCCCGAATTGGTAGCCCGGGTCCAGCTGCACCTGGCTTTGATCGAGCGGCACGTCGTTCTCTGCCGCCAGCGTGCTGAGTGCGGTCTTGCCGGCTGCCAGATAGGGTGCCTGGTTGGCCTGGGCAATATCGAACTCACGCTGCTGCTCGGACAATGCATTGGCCGTGCCCTGCGCCTGCTGGTCCGCGGCATCGCTTGCCGCATCGCTTGTGATGAGCGCGCCACCGATCGCGCCGGCCGCGGCTGCTGCAAATCCCCAAGGCATATCAGTGCTCCCTTCTAATGCAAACGATCATGGAAATACGCTCGTAAGGCGTGTCGTTGTCGACCCAGTGCAGATGCTGGTTGTCGAACCAGTACACATCGCCCGGGCGGGTTTCGAGGCTCTCGCCCTCGAAGCAAAAGCGCTGGCCGGGCGCGCTCGTGATTTGCACGGCGAACTTGTCGTAATACCCCGCATGCCAGCCCGGGTCCGTATGCGGCCGGCACTTGGCGCCCGGTGGGATCCGGGTGATCAGCACGCCGCCCAGCTCGACGCCGTGAACCATGTGCATCAGGTCATGACACATCTGCTTGATACCGAGCAGTTCGGCGGCCGGGTACCAGCGAGCCTGGTGCGCTTGGCCGTCATGCGCGCGCGACGCGTCGCCGAACCGGGCCCAGATGTCATCCAGGCCATAGTGGGGACTGTCGCTGCTTGCCGTCCGGGCGGTGTGCTGGTTCCAGAGATCAGGGTGGCTGTGCAGCTTCCAGAGGATCGGCCCGACATCCCAATCCTTCGCGATCAGTTTGATTTTTTCAGTCATGAGCAGGCACCAATTTCAGGGATTCCTCCGCCAGCAGCTTTGGCGCGATCGCGTCAGCCCAGAGGCACAGCCAGACCACATCCGTCACTGCCTGGACGCTGTGCCTGGTGTTGGCCGGGATGGTCAGCAGCCTGTAGCCGGTCATGCGCTCGGTTTGGCCGTCGATCGTCACGTCGGCGGTGCCCGACACCAACACCGACATGTGCGAGTGCGCGTGCACGTGGGATTCCAGCATGTAGCCGGCCTCCGCGCGGGTCTCGACCGCAAACACGTTGCCCGACTGCGTGTCGCCGCCGTGGAATTCGATGTTCATCAGCCGGCCACCCCAATCTCGCCTTCGCCCGAAATGGACAGGGCGCCTGCGACGCTTGCCCCGCCCACGAGGAAGTCGACCGCGTCGATGCGCAGCAGACCGTACCAGTCGTAGGAGCTGTTCGCGGAGACGACCTGGCCCTGGCCGATCACCTCGGTACCAGCGGCGTTCGCCGCGCTTGCACCCAGCCAGGTCGAGAAGGATGCCGCAGCCGCGCTCTTGTTCGTGATGCGCAGGTGCTTCAGGATGATGTACTGCGGCGACGCGCCGGCGTTCACGCCCCCAGCCGCCGCCGGCGGATTGAGCAGGTTGGTGGTGAGCACCGCGGTCAGCGGCAGCGGACCGAAGCGGAATGTCTTGTTGGATGCCATGATTTTCCTTTTAAGTGGCGATGCCGTTGGCGATGAGGGTGGCGCGCAGCTGGTTGCACAGCGCGATAGCGGTGGCAAGGTCGGTCGCGGCGGCGTTCAGGGCGGCGGCGCCCTGTGCGCCCTTGCCGTTGCAACCGAAGCCGGCCGCTGCCGTCACGGTGGAAAAGCTGCCTGGCGTGCCGGCGGCGCTGCCCGCGGGCGGCATCAGCATCGGTTGCTCGTCCGAGGACTCCTGCAGCAGGAACAGCGCCGGGCCGGGGGCGCCCTGGCTCCCAGGCGCGCCCGGCGGGCCGGGAACTAGGTCTGACACCTCCGCGGCGTCGTTCAGGAGCATTGCGTATAGCGCGCTCCCGCCGGCGGCGGAATTGGACAGCGCCTGCGTGTTCAGCGCCAGGAAGTAGCGCGCCCATTCGGGAGAGGCGAACACTTCGAAGGCCTTGCCGGCGATCTGCACGGTGCCCAAGGGGACGCGGGTCGAGGGAGGGACGCTAAGCATCGTCGACCGCCACGGCGTGGATGTTGAACGGCACCGGATCCGAACAGCGGATGCGGAATACCCGGTCCTGGGCCGTGCCGAGCATCAGCCAGCGCACCTTCTGCATCCAGCGCCCGATGGCGCCCAGCGAGCGCATCAGCTTGGGCCCGAAGTTGAACCCGCCGTCGTTTGAGACTTCCAGCGTCACGTTGCCGCCATACCCGGTCGTGCAGGCCAGCTCGAGTCCGTGGAAGGTGACCGGCTCCATGCTGGCCTTCACCATGTGCGGCCAGGTGCGCTCGCGCACCAGCGGATCAGCGCCGTAGGCGTAGGTGTACGGGTCTATCAGGTACAGGTTGCCGAGCGCGTCGGCGGCGTACTGCCCGCCGTTCACCAGGCAAACCGAGGTCACGCGCAGCGGCGCCCAGCCCGATCTCCACTCGGCGCGCTCGTGCCACTGCTGCATGGCGGCGTCGAACACCAGCGTGGTCGACAGCCCAGGCGCATTGATGCCGATGAATTCGTGCCCGTCGACCTGGTATGTCCACATGGTCGCGGCACTGATGTCGGTCGACTTGGCTAGCATCTGCTCGATCGCCCGGGTCGACGCACGCGTTGGCGAATGCCCCGACATCTGGTACACGATGCCACTGCCGGTGCGGGTCTGGCCGATCCAGAACAGCGAGTCGGCGGCCACGATGCAGGCGTCCTTGCCCACGCAGCCGACGTCGATCTGGGCTGAGTTGTAGCGCGTGAACGGGAACAGCGCGCCGCCGCTGTTGATCCAGATCTCGGTGGTGTACAAGCCGAGAAGGATCAGTTCCCGGTGCAGCACCAGGGCGGCCACCACGTTATCGGGCTGCGCGTCGGCCGACGAGAAATCGAGGGCGTCCATCGTGCTCGAGTCGTCCAGCGCGGTGATGTAGAACTGGTCGGTGTCGGGCGCGACGAAGATGGTGTAGCCATCGATGAAGTTGACCGACTTCGACCCGCGCCAGCCCTCGGAGGTGATCGGTGCGAGGGCGTTGGTGTTCAGGTTGAAGACGTCGCCACCGGCGCCGCCGACGATCACCAGCTGGGTGTTGTTGTGCGACATGCCGACGGGGCCCGATACGCTCGACAGCGATCCACGGCTCACCGGTTCGCCCGAGACGATCTCGAACAGCTCGTCGCCGGCAACCACGAACCAGCGGCCCTCAACGTTGCGCTGACCACGTACCTCGGCGCCAAGCGAACGATACAGGGCAAGCCCGGGCGCCGATACCTGTGTCAGCGTGCGGGTCTCGCCCAGGCCCTCGATCTGCTCGAGGTAGCAGTTGATCGCTGTCTGTACCGCTGCCTTGCGGTCGTCCAGATGATAGCTGGGGCCGATACAGGCCACGAAGTTGCGGCCGGCCATCAGTTCCACCCCTTCAGGATGTTGCCGCCGGCGCGGCGCGGCGTCAGCGGATTGGCCGTCAGGATCGCGGGCCGTACGTTGGCGTTGGCCACGTTGAACAACGCCTTCTTCTCCGCCAGCAGCAGGCCCGACGACACGCCGCCGAGCAGCGCCGGGGCCATGGCCACCGCCAGCGAGGCGGCGAACGCGCCCTGGTAGCCGGACGGCAGCGTATAGGCGGTGTCGAGGTCGACGAAGCTGGCGAACGGCGCGCGTGTCATGAGGCTGATCGTGTTGCCGCTCGCTGCCGGGTACAGATACACCGTGGCCAGGCCATCCCAGGCCCAGACTTCCGGCCGGCCGGCCTGGTTCTTCAGGCGGACGTCGTTGTATTGCTGCATGGTGATCGGCGCCATCGGGAAGCCGTCGGCCTGGGCCGAGATGATCTCCTCGCCGGCGCCGATCGCCGCGAAGGCTCCAGCGCCCAGCGTCAGGCTCGCACCGGTGACGGCGCCCGATGCGATCACGTCCTGCGGCGTCATGTCGCGGCCCGCGCTCCAGTCGTCGGCGATCGCGTTCAGGCGGCGCAGGCAGGCCGCCGCCAAGTCGGCGTCGAGCGTTTCGCCGGGCGACAGCCGGTTCATGCTCTCGAGCGCGAGGGTGATGATGGTGCGGGCCGTTGCCATGGCTTACTCGTCGGTCGTTGCCGGGGCGTCAGCGGTCGAGCCTTTGGTGGCCTTGGTCGGCGCAACGTATGCCGGGCCGTAGCCCTGTGCGGTCAGCGCCTGGTGTTCGGCCTTGTCGTTGGCCACGGCAAAGCCGATGCCGTCGGTGAGCTTCATATTCAATGGGTACATACTGTTTTCTCCTGGAGTTGTGAAAGGGGAGGGCCGGCCAACTCGGCCGGACCCGGGTCGCCTTAGTTGGTACGGCGAACGGCGAAGTTCGGCAGGGTCACCGCGGCGCCCCACAGGATGTCGAAGCGGCTGACGAACTTGTTGTTGGTGATGTCGAAGCCGCGCACGAAGCGCAGCGTGACGCCGCCTTCGTCAGCCAACGAGGCCTGGTAGGCCATGTCCATGCCGCCCGGCAGTTCCTGCTTGGGCGAGACGAAGGTGATCGCGTCGCGGTGCCACACCATGTTCTGGGTGTAGGTGGTGTTCGCGGCGCCGGAGGTGATCGTGATCGCCGCGTTGTCGGCCGGGCGCGCGGTCACGTTCTGGTAGGCGCCGCCGGCGATGATGGCCGGGCTGATGATCACGCTGGCGTTACCGGCGGCGTCCGAGGAAACCGCTGCCGTCACCAGGAACGACTGCGGCACGCCGGTCGACTGCTTGGTTTCCGGGTTGACCGAGAACACGTTGGCGATGGTGAAGGTATCGCCGGCGTTCAAGCGCAGCGCGGCGGCGGCGGTCCAGCCGTCGGTGACCAGGGTGGTGGTCGCGGCATACGGGTTGTCGGTCGCGCCGGCGTTGGTCAGGCCCTGGTTGGCGCCATTGACCAGCGGAGCGCCGCCCAGCGGGCCGACCGTGTGCGACGGCACGTTCTGCGACATCGCGATGTCCAGGCCGGCGCCGGTCTTGATGACGCCGGTCTTGTACTGCTCGGCCAGCACGCCCTGGTTGTTGAACAGGCCCGACAGCCCGGCCACGATGTTGGCATTGGCGCCCGGCTCGATCGCGGCCATGCGCTGGCCGTCGCGCGGTACGCTCATGCGGTCGAGCGGTACGCCGGCCTGCAGCAGGTCGGCGAAGGTGGCGGGCGGGGTGCCGGGCGTGCCGACGATCTGGTGCGTGCCGTTCTTCAGGATCAGGCCGATGTTGTAGTCCAGGATCGCGCCCAGCTTCAGGCCGGCCGGTTTCAGGTAGCGGTCCTTGAAAGCCTTGCTCACCTTGCCGTCGCTGCCCACCGAGGTGGTCAGTTCGGTCGAGCCGACGGCGAAGTCCAGGCCCAGCAGCGGCTGCAGGGTGACCGGCACGCTGCGCTCGGTGATGTCCTGCACGTTGGCGGTCTCGCCGGTGCGGTGGGTGAACTGGACCGGCGCGCGGGCGTTGACGGTCTGGCCCGGCTTCAGGTCCTTGTCCCACGAATCCTTGTAGTCCGAGTTGGTGTTGCCCAGGAAGGCGCTGCTGTTGTGCGCGATGCGCAGGACTTCGTTGGTGATGACCTGCGAGGTGACGAGTGCGTTTGCCATGTATGGCTCCTATTTAGCGTTGTGCCCGATCCTGGGCGTTGGCCCAGGCGATGTAGGCCTTGGTATTGGATGGGTCCGGCATGCCGTTGGGCACGCCGCCGCCGCGCGCCGGCTCGAGCGGCTGCGGCGCGTTGCTGGGCTTCGGGGCCGACTTGGCTTTCGCGCCGGCCAGCTTGTCCTCGAGCCGGGCGATTGCGCGGCCGGCCTGGAGCGCTGGCATCTTCGAAATGCGGTCGGCCTCGTCCGCGTTGTCGGGGTCGGTCAGGTATTCGATGACGTCCTTCGGGTTGTCGGCCTGGAAGATCGCGTCGGTGGCAGGCTTGGGCATGCCGCTGCGATCGGCGAGGCCGCCAAAGGCCTCGTCCAGCTCGGCCGAGAGCGTGTCGAACTTCTCCGGCCCCCATTCCTTGGCGAGCGAGGTGACGACCGCATGGCGGCGCTCGACTTCGGCCTGCTGCTCCCGCATCGTCGGTGCAAGCTGCTTGGCTTGCTCTGCGATGCGCTGCTGCAGTTCGGCGCGGGTCAGCGTCACCGGTTCGTCGTCGTCCGCCTGGCTGGGTTGCTGCTGTTGCGGAGCTGCTGCCGGCGCGGCCGCGCGCAGCTCGTACTTCTGGCGGGTCAGGTTGTCGACGCGGCGGCGCAGGCGGTCGATCTCGCGCTGTTCCGGGGTCTTTTCCTTCTTCGCCTCCGCTCCCGGCTCTTTGCCTTCGCCGTCACCCTCGCCGGCGACCTGGTTGACCTGTTCGGTTCCGGCCGTACCAGCATCGGTTGCTGTCGCGCCCGCCTCGGCGGGTGCTCCGCTAGTTGGCAATGCGGTGTCTTCAACGTTCAAAATCATGCTCCTTGTTGTGGGTTAGGCAAAGAAAAACCCGCCATCGGCGGGTTCGGGGTTTGCTGCAGGGCAGCGGGATCGTCGGGCGCGGGCGCCGGGCCGGGTGGGTCCGGCGGCGCGGGCGCGGCTGGTTCTGGGAAATTCGCCGGGGCAAGCTGCTGCTGGGGTTCGGCGGCGGTCGGCTGCCTCGTCTCGGACGGCAGCGGATCCGGATGGCTCAGCATGGAGTCGACCGTTTGCGCCACCATCAGCCGGATCTGCTCTGGCGTCATGGCCGCGCTGGTGAGCTGCAGGCGCTTGGTCGCGGCGTCGTAGGCCTTGATGTCCAGTTCACGGGCCTTGGTATCCAGCTCGGCACGCTTGTCGCGCAACTGCTGCTCCGCCTCGTCGGCCTCGGCCTGGGCGTCGTGCGCGTGCTGGATCGCTTCCTTCAGCGCCTGTTGGGCGTGCTGGACCTGTTGAATCAACTGCTCGGGCTTCGGCTGTTTGGCCGCGTCCGGGTTCAGGATCGACTGCACCGCAGGCGGCGCCATCGCGGCCAGCACCTGGGCGAGCTTGTCGGCGTGCGGGATGTCCAGGTTCTGCGCCCACAGCGGCGCGATCGCCGGCGTCATGTTCGGGTTGTTGCGCATCACCTCGGCCAGCGCGGCCTGCGCCTGGCTGCGCTGGGTGCTGTAGCTGGCTCCGACGACCACGCGCACATCGTAGGTGCCGACGTTCGGGTTGATGCTGATGCCCTGGTCGGTCTGCTGTACGGCTTTCTGTTGCTCGGGATCGATTGTGACGCTACCCGGCTTCATGTCGATGCCCAGGATGCGCTGCTGGCGTTTCGTGTCGATCAGCTTGGCCGACATCTGCACGACGATGCGCCCGACCTGGGCCAGGGAGGCGGCGAGGTTTTGCGGGAAGTGCGCAGTGCTGGCCTCGCCCTGTTGCTTGCGCGCGTCGATCGCCACGCCCGAGTTTTCGTTGCTGGGCGCGCCCAGGTTGGCCTGGTACATGCCGATCGTCGCCTCGAGGTCGTGCAGCGCTTGCTGCGCACCGGCGATGTGATTCTGCAGGTTAACCGTGATGTTGGGCCGCGTCGGCGGGGCGATCGGCTGGCCGTTCGCGTCCAGGTCGTTATACGGGAGGTACGCCCGGGAATCCAGCGAGGCGCGATCCCATAGCGCTTCGAGCCCGCGGATTGCGCGCGTCGAGGTAAGCCACGGTGCTTTGGGGGCGCTGCCGATGTACGCCAGCTGCTCGCTCATGTGGTAGTTGTAGGCGCGCTGCGGGTTCATGGCCCGGCGCGGGATGCCGCAGTACTTCAGGCGCCCGTCGCTGATGCCCCAGTAGCCATACACGGGCACGATGCCGATGTGGTCGGCCGGGTACAGCGCTTCGGTGCCGTCGGCGTTTTTCACCGTGTCCAGGATCGCGGCGCCGCTCATCGTGCGCCACTTCACGCACTGGACCTTGTCGCGGTAGCTGCGCACGAAGTGCAGCTGGACCCCGGCCGCCTTGCACGCGGCCCAGTATTCCTCTTCGGAGCCGCTGGCCTCCTGGCCATCCACGCCCAGCCAGATGATGACGTTGCGGGTCTGGTCTTCCTTGTACCACTGCTCGGCCACAACGATCGATTTACGGTCGGAGTGCCCGTCCATGTCCCGCTGGTCGGCGCCGAAGCTGACCTTCTCGGCCTTGGCGCCGTACTTGCGCTCGAATTCGCGATCGCTCATCGATGTGAGCAGGTAGCCGAAGGTGGCGTCGCTGCCGTCAAGCTGGACGCTCCACGGGTCGAACACCACGCGCAGCGGGTCGGCTTCGGCGCAGATGCGCGGTTCTTGGTAGCCCATTGCGCGGTCGACGTATTCGGGTCGCACGATCAGGTAGCCCACGCCGGTGCGCGCCGCCGAAGTCAGGGCGATCCCGTAGTGAGTCTGCCCGCGGCTTGCGTATTCGAAGTGACGCAGCATGCCGTCGAGCTGCTCCGAGACCAAGACGTCGGAACCCGAGCCGACCGGCACGGTATGGATCGACGGGGGCGACTTGACGACCTGGCCCGAGACGTTGGCCACGTATTGGCCAGTGTGGTCCATCACCAGGCAGGGCCGGCGGCCGCCCGGGTCGTTCTCGCGCGCACGCTTGACATCCTCGTCCCACTGCTGCGGGTTCGACGGATCGGAGAATTTCAAGTCCTCCTCGATCTGCAGACGCTGTTCTCGCGTTGCCTCGATCGCGTCCTGGTACATCTCCTGCGCCTGCTTGAGGTCATTCGCCATTACATTGCCCTTGCGCCTGAAGCGGCGGATTTGGTGAAGTCATACGGTTGTTCCTGCTTGTCCCTGACCATGAAGCACATCATCAGCGCGTCGGCCATGTTCGGCGACGGGATCTTCTTCGCGCGCATCTCATCCTTACTGACCAGCTGGATCATCTTCGAGCCGGCCGTGCGCTTGCGCTGCTGGCGTACCAACTCGGTCTTCAGCTGCTGCAGGTCCTTGATCTCGCTCGACAGGCTGATCATGGTCGCCGGGTCGTGGTACTCGCCCTTGACCAGTGCCTCGTAGGTACGCTTGAAGCGGTCGCGCAGCAGCCACCAGCCCATGGCGCGCAGGTTGCGGAACACGTCTTCGTTCTTGCGGTCCTTCTCGTAGAGCCCAGGCCAGGGGGAATCACCAGCGCCGAAGCCCTGCACATCGATGTCGCGGCCGGCGATGCGCTCCTTCAGGCCGACCTTCACGCCGGCGCCGACGCCGATGCTGTCGTACACGATGATGTTGGCCCGGTGCTCGAAAGCGTCGTCGAAGGTGCGCGTGATTGCGTCGTCAATGTCGCCCTCGGTCCAGCGCTTCACATCCTCAACGAACATTCCGTAACGCTTGGCCACGGACTTGGCGTCACTCCCGCTGTCCGCCGGGTCGAACCCGATCACGCGGTCGCCGCGGGGCGTGTAGTTCAGCCGCTTGTGCGCATCGATGGCGGCATCGATCCATTCGGGCTCGATCACCGAGTCGTCGTAGTCGGCGTTGCATTCACCTTCCCACACGTGCAGGTACTTCTTGAAGTTCGACGCCTTGTCGCGCTCCATCTCGATCCGGAGCACCTCAGGAAAGCGCGGGTTGTCGCGGAACGACACCTTTCGGACATAGGTGTAGTCGTCCTCGTACAAGCCCGGGCGGCCGGCCGCGATCTCGGCGTTGATGTGATCGATGTAGGGCAGCACGAAGCGCTTGTACGTCGGCGCGTCGGCCTCGTTCGGGTTGAAGCTGACCCAGATCTCCGAGTTCGCCTCGCGGATGGTCGGGATCAGCACCTTCCAGCTGTCCTCGCTGACGTTCTCAGCCTCTTCAACCCACACAATGTTGTAGCCGAACTTCGACTTGATTGATGCGATGTTGCGGGCCAGGCCTACAAACTGGGCGCATGAGCCGTTGCGGCCGTAGATGCCGTCGTTCTGCACATCGAAGAAGTCACTCAGGCCCAGCTTTTCGACTTTGGCCTCCAGCACGGCCTTGCTAGAGTCCTCGATCGACTTCTGGAACTCGCGAGCACACAACAGCTTCGTGCCGTACTGCCACATCATCCACACCAGGATCTCGGCGATTTCCTCGGTCTTGGCGCCGCCGCGGCCGCCGAACGGCACCTTGATCCGCTTCGGGTACAGCAGGAATTCGAACGCCTCGAACAGTTCGATTTCCAGCGGTTGCTCGAGCGCCGCGGTCATGCCGGCCTCACGATCTTGAAGACGGTGCCGCGTGCCGGGTTGACCGGGCTGGCCTGTTCGTTGATGCGCTTGTTCTGGTCGTCGATGGCGTCCTTGTTGGCCTTCAGCAGGTTCATGGGGATCTGACTCGCGCCATTCGCCATCGACTGCAGCGCCTCGAACGTCTTCAGCTCCATGGCGGTGCTCAGCGGGTTCACCTCGTCCACCTTCTCCAGCGCCTGGTTGGCCAGCATCGACAGGCGGTGCGCTGAGGCCGCGCTTATCTCGGCCGCCGAGCCGATGTGCTCGCTGATGTTGCTCAGCTTGCGCGCCAGATCGGACACGATCAGCTGCTGAGCCTGGGGCAGGCTGGCGATCTGCGCGGTGACGCGCTTCGCCTCTGCCTCGGCGCGCACCTTCTTTTCCGCCAGCGAGTGCAGCGGGTTCTTGCGATCCGGTGCGCCTGCCTTGCCAGGCTTGATCCTGCGACGGATCGACGACTCGTTCACGCCGAACTCGGCCGCGAGCGCATTGATCGACACGCCGTCGACCAGGTGCCGGCGCTCGACCTCGGCCCACTGCTCAGGGGTAAGCGAAGATTTACGGCCCATCCTTACCTCCCTTTTGCGTGACGTCACGAATAAAAAAGCCCGCACAGGCTTGCACCTGGCGGGCGGAAACCACGCGCGTGGTCGCGGTGGAGGAGACTCTGAAATGCAAAAGCCCCGCCGCATTGCTGGGGCAGGGCTTCGTCTTTTCCTTCCGGAGACGCCGCAGGCTCCCAATCGGGAACCGGCCGCGTCGTGTTCTTGACGGAAATAAGTTGTTGGCAGGAATTTACTGTTCAGATTTCCGGATGTCAAGAACTTTCTATTGCTCAATACGCCTTAATGAGTCAGCTTGCGGCAATAAACTGAACGTGAATAACCATCCAGTCGCCTACTCCATGGCCGGCAAACAGCGATGTAACGGTTCTTCCTGCGTACTCCAGGTCGTTGTGATAGTTAATTGTGAAGTTGTTGTCTAGAAACGGAATGTCAAATGTAAATTCGTTGCCTACCACGGATTTTTCCATTTCATCAACGCTTTGGGGCATTACCCCTTTTGCACCAGCCTTAAGCTTCAGGTTAAACCCGCAGGTTTCCGGAGTAGTGATCACAGCCGTTTCTTCAGGGCGCAATATAACCGAGGTTTGAAATACAACTTCTCTATCGTTGATCCTGATCATTCTGTTCTCCCATGTTGGTCATGCGCGACGGTCGTCACGTTAACTCCATGCTAACACAGCGTCAGTTGAGTCAGAGCAATAGTCGCTCACGTTGTGCCGAGCTTGATATTCGCCTCGATCGCGGCCTGTGCTGCGCGCAGCTCGCGCTGCCAGTGCGATGCCGGCCAGTGCTTGATGCTCATCTCGCGGCAAATCACGTTCACCGGCCGGCCCAGGACGTAGAAGTCGCGCAGCAGCAGCTTCTGCTTGGTGGGCAGGATCAGCCATGCGGCGTTGATCGTCGCGGCGTCCGCGAAGTCGAGCTTGGACTGCGTGGCCGCACCGCCGACCGGCCCGCTTGCCGCTTCCCTCATGAGGGTGCAGACGACATTGGTCATGCATCGGTAACCCTGGCCGCCGTAGGGCGACATGCGCCGCGTCTCCCGCGTCATCATCGAGCCGCCGCCCTTGCCGCGCTGGCAATGCCCCCAGTTCTCCAGCCGCTTGTCGATGTTCAGGTCTTCCATGTTGGTTTTCTGTTTCACGTCGGTGCCCCACAAAGTGCGTTGATCATGCTTCCTTCCTCGTCTCATCGTTGTGCCGATCACTCGGCAAAACCGTTTTCCTTGCTTCCAGCACGCCGGGCCGGCTTCCCTCTGCATCGCGCGTTTTGGCACGGCCTTTTTCCTCGGCTTTATTCGGCTTTATCGCGCGCTTTATTCCCGCCGAACCGCCGCTCCTGAAACCGCCGAAACACCGCCCAACTGCCTCTTCAACACCCGGAAATTCCCGAAAAGCGTGGCCAAGAACCGGATGACTGAAGATAATTATTTTTCCTCTAGGAAATCACCCGCTTGTCTCGCCACTTTTGCGCCGCTCGAATCCAATTCGTTCGCCGATGCGGTTTTGTGCCTGGGCGGCTGTGTCGAGGTTCTTCTCCAGGTAGGCCATCGTGGTCATCGGGTGCTTGTGGCGCAGCACCTTCTGGATGGTTTGGATCGGCACGCCCGACTCGGACAGCAGGGTCGCGAACGTGCCGCGGAGGCGGTGCGGGGTGATGCCCTTGACCATGCAGGCGTCGTTGGCGGCCCGCATTGCATTTCGTGCGAAGCCAGCCGGCAGCTGCGTCCCGTTGGTGCGCGACGCGATCAGGCCCTGGTCCTTGCGCATTGGCTCCAGGTGCTCGAGCAGCCATGCCGGGATCGGCACCGGCTCGGCCTCGCGGCCCTTCGTCACGCCCGGGGTATAGGTCTCGCGCTGCCAATCGATCCACTCCCAGCGCGCGCTGGCTGCCTCCGATTCACGCAGGCCCAGGCCGAACATCATGCGCACCGCGGTGCCCACAGCGGGCGCACGCGCCGACGCCTGGTCGAGCGCCGAGAACCAGGTGCGCGCGGTTCCCAGCGGCAGGGTCGCGCGCGGACGCTTCTGCACCTTCAGCATGCGCACCTTCCACGGCAGGGCAGGGATGGCGCCGCGCTTGACCGCCCACATGGCCAGGAGCTTCAGGACACGCAGCCAGTGGTTTGCGCTCGACGGCTTGTGCGTCTCGAGGTACTGGTTGCGCGCGCGCTCGACATCGGCGGTGCCGATGGAGCCGATGGGCCGGTCGCCCAGGTCGAACATGTGCAGCTTGACGAAGCTCTCGACGCTGCGCGCGTGGGCAGCGCTCACGATCGGGCGATGGACTTCCAGCCAGGCTGCTGCTGTCTCGCGCACGGTCGGTACCGGCTGGCCGCCGTTGGCGCGCACGACCGCATCATCGTAAGCTTTTTCCGCGACCTTCTTGGCCCGGCCCTTGCTCTTCTCGCGCGTGCTGCGCTGGATCCGCACACCGGCCACCTGGAAGCGGTAGTGCCAGGTGCGGCCGGCGCCGACTCGGAACAGGCGCGCCGTCATAAGTGCGCCGCCAGTCCGCGAGGGCGCGAGCGCTCGGCAGGTTTCGCCGGCATCCAGCTGCGGTTGAGCGACTCGAACCTGACCTGCTCGCCGATGTAGGTCAGGGCCACGCGGCCCGGCGCGCCCTGGCGGCACAGGGCCACGTCGACCTCGCACATGCCGATGTCCGGGCTGTCCGGGTTGTAGACCTCGTCGCGGTACAGGAAGATCACGGCGTCGGCATCCTGCTCGATCGAGCCTGAGTCGCGCAGGTCGGACGGGATCGGCCGTTTGTTCGGGCGCTCCTCGAGCTTGCGGTTAAGCTGGGACAGCAGGATGATCGCGATGTCCAGCTCCTTGGCCAGCGCCTTGAGGCCGCGCGTGATGCCTTCGATCTGCGCGTTGCGGTTGTCGCCGTCGCCTTCCATCAGCTGCAGGTAGTCGACGATCAGCAACTTCAGGCCGTGCTTGCGCTTGACGCCCTTCGCCTTCATGCGCACGTCGATCAGGCGCTGCCCGCCCTGGTCGTCCAGGTAGAGCTTCATCTCGCTGATCTTGATCGACGCATGCGTGAGTCCGGCCCAGTCCTCGTCCGTCATCTTCGACGGCTGCAGCAGGTGCGGCAGTGGGATCCGGCCCAGGCTGGCCAGGTTGCGGTCGTGCAGCTGCGATTTTGGCATTTCCATCGACTGGATGAGCACGGGGTGATCGAGCGCCACGTTGCATCCGATGTTCACGGCCAGCGCGGTCTTGCCCATCTTCGGCCGCGCCGCCAGCACGATCAGGTCGCCGCCACGCAGGCCGCCGCTGAGCTTCTCGTCGACGGCGGGAAAGCCGGTCGAGATCGCCTTGCTTTTGCCCTCGATGCGGCGCTCGATCTCCTCGACGTGCGCGGTCAGCTCGTCGGCCGCGCGCACCGGTTCGATCCTGGTGCGCGCCAGGGCCAGCTTCTCCAGCTCGGATGATGCGTGGTCGACCATGGCGGCCGACTCCTCCGGCGAATTGGCGGCGGCCTCCGCGACATCGCGGCCGAACCTGATCAGCCCGCGCTTGACGGCCTTGTCGCGCACGATCGCCGCGTAACGCCCGATGTTGGACGCCGACGGCGTGCTCTGCGCCATCGAGTTCAGGTACTGCATGCTGTCGGCCACCTTGCTGCCCAGGGCAACCGCCAGTGAGACCACGTCGCAGCTGCGGCCGGCGGCCAGGTTGCGCATCAACTCGCCGAAGATCGTAGCGTGGTCACCCAGGAAGAAGTGCTCGGCGCGCAGGTCGCCGATGCGGTCGACCGCGTCGTTGTCACGTAGTAGGGCGCCGATTACGGCCTGCTCGGCGGCGAGACTGTGGGGCGGCGCTTTGACTTCGTTACTCATATTTTCCTTCTCGGATCTTCGTGAAATTTTGCGATTTGGTCAGCCATTCCAGGTCGGCGAAGAATGGTCGGTCGCGATTGCCCACACCGCGCCCGACGAGGAATCCGCATTTCTTCACGTATTCGAAGAACTGCCGCCAGTAGTCGATGTTCTGCCGGCGCGGGTCCTCGTTCCATCGTGCGCGCAGCTGCTGCTGGCGGGCTGGCGTCCAGTCGCGAACCTGCGGGCATTCGGGCAGGAGCTCGTGGTACAGAGCGATGATCTGCTGGTGCGGGCACTCTGGCCTTGCTGCTGGCTGCGGGCGGCTAGTCGACAGGTTGCCAGCCTGGCTGGCGACGACTACCCCGCCAGGGGTAGTAGCTTTTGAAGTTAACTCTCCCTGTCCCTCTCCCTGTCCCTTAAGAGCGTTTTCCTTCGGACTTCCATCTGCGCTGCCATCGCTTCCGGTGGATTCACTTGGTATTTCCGCCGGAATTCCATCAGCTTCATGCGGAATAGGCGACGTATCGGCTTTTGGTTCCGGTGGAAACGGGAGCGGTGACTTTCCCTCTGTCTCGCGTTGCTTATTGGCTTTCCGGATTCGATCGCACTCTTTCTTCCATGCGTGGTGCAGCTTGGCGCGCCACGATTCAATGGCTTTCTGCGCGACGACCGGGTGATACAGGCGCCCGTCAGCGCACTTGATCCAGCCGTGCAACGCGCCTTCGCGCACGTTCATCCATTCCTTGACCACGCGGCCATAGCCGGCCGCCTTAGCCAGGAAGCGGTCGTCGTCAGGAAGGGATGCTGCGGGGACCTGGTGCCAGGCAGCAGCCCATAAGAGCACCGCGGCCCAGCACGCTTCGGGCGCTTGGTATGCCGCCAGATCACTATCGCGCAGGCGCGCGACGTCCAGCGGCATGAAGACGAAGTCCTGCAGGTTGCAGTCGGCGGGGGTAAGCGGCACCGGCAGCGCGATCATGTCGGCCGGCTTCATGGCGCCACCTGGGGATAGATTTGAAATGATGGGCGCTTCACAGTTTCAGCGTGCCTTCCATGTTGTTGCGACAGCCGCCCGAGCTGGCCGGGCGGGTGGTGCGGTTACTCGACTATCAGCCAGTCCTCAGCCAGCGCATCGCTGCCGCTGGGCGCCCAGGTGCTCACGGTGTCGTCGGCACCCTTGAGTGCGAGGTACGCGTTGTACGGGACCATGCCGCCTTCGCCGAAGAAGGCCTTCGCAGCGCCGGTCTGCGCGGGGTAGCTGTTGGCCGGTACCAGGTACACGAACATGCCCTTGCCGTTCCAGCCGGCGCGCGCCACGCGCTGGCCAGTCTTCAGCGCTGTCAGCGCGGTACCGAAGGTCAGGCCGCTGGCAGGCGACTGCCCGGCGGCGCCGGCGGCCAGCTGCTCGCCCGCGTGCTTCTCGGCCTGCTGCTTCTGGTACGGCATCCAGTGCCATGACGGGATGCATCCGGGCTCGTGCTCGGGATCCGCGTGCGTGACTTCGTGCTTGTAGCCCTGCTCAGGGTCGTCCGCGTTCAGGCCAAACACCTGGAGGTTGACGCAGAAGGGGCCGTGCGCCGCGGCCACGATGGCAGCGCGGATGTTGCTGTCGGCGCCGCGGTACCAGACGATGCGGCCAGGGGTAGGGGTGATGTGGGTCGTGCTCATGTTGCCCTTTCAAGTTTGGACTGCTGTGGTGCGCTCGCGCGCGAAATGGATCTGGGATCAGGCCGAGCCCGGGTGCGCCGGCATGTGCGTCCAGTGCGTCACCCGCTCCTTCGTGATGGGCATCGCGTCGACGTATCGCCAGATGTCGCCATCGCGGTACCCGGTCCACACGTCGTCATCGTTCAGGGCGATCAACACCAAGGTGCTGTCGTCAGGCAGGCGCTCGTCCACGGACTTCCACTCGAGGCGAGTCATTTCGCAGTCTCCCGCCAGGAAGTGGCCAGGCCCGAAGCAACGGAGCTGAAGTGGTTGAAGCGGGTGCGGTCGGCGCGCAGCATGCGCTCGATGTCGAGGGAGGAGGGGGCGTTTGCGGTACCGCATTCGCGGTGCTGCGCGGCCGCAACGGGTTCCGTCTGAAGGGCATTACCCTGATGTACAATGCTCATGCTTTTGCTTTCGAAATTGGTTTAACTAAGGCCCGCCTCGCACGCGGGCTTTTTTCTTACTGCTGGTCGGCGCTGCCTTTTTTCTCGAGCATGTCGACCGCTTCGCGCAGCTGCTGCCGCGCGAAGTACTCGGCTCGCTTGGTGTCGTCGCATCGGTTGGCGGTTGCCTCCTTGTCGCGATCACGCCAAGCCTTCGCGCGGTGAACGACTTTTTCGTCTGGTGTCGCCCTCACGTTCTCCTGTTGTGTCATCCGGTTCCTTCCGTTATTCGATGCTTGCCCATTCCAGGGCGCGCGGCTTGAAATCCCCTTTAAAGATGCAGACGCCTGAAGCCCGCTGCCACCGCGGCCCGGCCCGGGAACCGTTGCACATGGCCATGACGTGGCCGTTCGCTTTTGCGTTTTCCAGGCGTACGATTCGCTTCGATCTGCATATGGTCGAGGATGGTTTTGCGCACGAACGGCGCGCAGTGCATGCCGATGCGCGCGCAGAACTTGCGGATCAGGTCGTCTTCGACGTCGTTCAGCGGTACCTTCAGCTGCTTCTCGCGTTTCAGGTTCGGGGTAGTGGCCATGCTGGTTTCTCCTAGGAGGGCGGTGATTCAGGATTACGGGGTGTAGCTACGGTTGCTTAAAAGCTTCTGCCTGTACGCAACTTTTCGGGCGCAAAAAAACCGCAGGGGTTACTGCGGCTGGGATTCGGGTTTCGGTTCTGTCTCGACCTGGGCCTCGGCCGCAGCTTCCGCTTCGACCTCGTCGGCAAATTTGTTCAGCTTGATAAGGGTCGAGCCCTTCGGATCGTGTTCACCCGTAAGGATGCGGCTGATGGTTGGTTGCGTGACGCCGGCCCGCGCAGCGATGGCTGCTTGGGATCGTTTGTGCGTCACCAGAAACTGGCAGGCCTCTTGTGCGGTACGAAGGGTCATGGTCGGAAACAGGTAGTTGTTTCTGGTCATTCTATACGAAAACGTATTACTGTCAATGCGGAATCGCATAAAGGATTGCGTGAATGTATGCGTTAACGCATATTTGTGGGATGAGCAACACAGACTCCCTTGTCAAAAAGAACCTCGAATGGCTGATGGCCCAGAGGAAGACGAATGCATACGAAATGCAGCGCGCGACGGGCGTGCCGCAGCCGACCATCCACCGGATCCTGACCGGCGAGAGCAACGATCCGCGCACGAAGACCTTGCAGCCGCTGGCCGACTTCTTCGGCGTGTCGCTTGCTGATCTGCGTGAGCGCGATTTGGCCGCGCCGGACGATCCAGTGCATGGGCTGAAGCCTGGCAGCTTTGGGCGTGTCGAGGTGGCCAGCCCAGGCGACCCACGGCTAACCCTTATCCCGAAGGTTCGTCTGCGCCTCACGGCCGGCATCAGCGGATTCGAGGTTGAGCCGGAACCGTTTGACGGGACTACTGCCGCGGTCCCGACCAGCTGGGTTGAGCGCAACGGGTACGACCGCAGCAAACTCCTGGCGATTGTTGTACGCGGCGAGAGCATGGAGACCACCTTCTACGAGGGCGACCTGGTCGTGGTGAACACGGCTGACCAGAAGCTGGTCGACGGCGCCGTGTACGCTATCAACTATGAGGGAGAACCGGTGGTGAAGCGCCTGACGCGCGACGCCGGCCAGTGGTGGCTGACATCCGACAATCCGGACCAGCGCCGGTACTACAGACGAACGTGCGATGAAACGACTAAGGTCATTGGCCGCGTCGTGCGGAAGGAAAGCGAGCGGTTTTGATGTTGTATTCGATTCAACGCCTGTGCGACGAGCGCATGGCGGTCGTATTGGTGGACCGACGCGAGCTGGCCGAGCCGCGCGCCAGTTCCCTCATCCATCAGCTGCAGGACGCGCTTGCGCTGCCGGTGATTCTGGTGGCGCGCGATAACGAGGCCTGGACCGGCGCACGTGCGCGGGCCCAGTTTGATCCGGAACTCCACCTGTACGCGTTGCTGGGTATGCGCGACATCGACTGGGCGGCGCTGCCGCACCGCTGCTATCAGGTAGAGGAGGCCTGACGATGTTTAACGCGATCATCCCAACAACGCCACCGACTGTTGCTGTGCAGGTACCGGCCTGGCCGGAGGACGAGCAGGGCAGGGCCGAGCTGCTGACCAAGCTATTGAATTTCTTCATGATCCCGGTGATCCTTGTGAACTGGGACGAGGGTGGTCAATTTAGAAGCTACGGCCACCCGTGCCCGGAGCACATGCTGACCGATGAGGATTTGAGCTGGCGGGAGTTCGAACTTCTACCCGAGCCCGAGATACCTTTCTAATCGATCTGCCATCGGCCCGCATCAGCGGGTTTTTTTTCGCCTTTCGCTACCTCGCCCCCCGCTTAATACCCAAACGTATCGTACTCGAAGAAAATTATGCGTTTTCGCATTGACTTCCGTAATACGTAATCGTATAGTCCTCTCCAATGCAGCGAGCTCAGCACCCGCCGAGCCGCGAACTGGAGAGCACGATGAACTGTGGCTGCATCAAACGCCTGGAAGGCGAAATCGCACAAGCCCCCTTCGTAAAAGCGAAGGCGGGTGACAACGTCAAGGTCACATGCGCCGCCACGGCGTTCCAGATGACCGATGACATGGACCTCAAGCTGGTCATCAACATCCCGTTCCGCGTTTGCGGTACCGGCAAGGGCTTCACCAGCGAGAAGGGCAAAGAACTGCCTGTCGTGGCCAGCTTCTGCCCGTTCTGCGGCGAGTCGGCCAAAGCCAAGCCGGCTGCACAGACTGCAACCGTGGCCGCAGCAGGTGCAGCATGAAGCCCTTCCTCACCGTAGCCACGCGCATCGCCCGTCGCTTGGCTCGCAAGCTGGCCAAGCGGGGCGCCCTCTGGCTGATCGAGCGCCAGTTGCGCGGCAGTGAAGCCCGAGCCCAGCGCGTCATCACCGCGCGCGACGTCACCATGCCGATGGCGCGCTACGAGCGCAAGCGCCAAGTCGAGATGATCGGCCGCCGCAACCAGATCCGGGAGTGGTGATCATGCTGCGCTTCCTGCTCCTGCATCGCATCGAAGTCACCGACCGCCACTCTGGCCTGATGCTGGCCGGCGTCGCCCTCCTGATCCTCCTGGAAGGCGTGCTTGAACAGGTGATGCCGTGACGACCGCTAAACAGATTCGCGACCTGGTGATTTGCTGTGCCGAAGATGCCCTCAAGGAGGTGCCGGAGGGCGCCAACTTCAGAGCGCGCTGCTTCACCGCATTCCTCACCGGCTCGTTGGCCGCTTGCGAAGAGGACCAGATGGTGGCTGCACTTCGCAAACTGCTCGCGCCGGACCAAGCAACTCGCGTATCCCCCAATGTTCCAGGAGCACGATGATGGACGAGACCAAACTTTCGCCTGGTGTCGAGGCGCTGATCCGACTGCTGAAGATCGCGCGCGGCCACTCCGGCCAGTGCCGCCACGTCGCGGCCTTCCTGCTGGGCCTGTACAACGGCAACCGTTTCAAGTTCGACCTGACCGATTTTCGCTGCGTCGACCGCGCCATCTTCGAAGACTGCCTCGAGGTGTTGAAGCTCGATTTCTGCCCGGCCATGGAGGTGCACCAGTACTTCAACAACGGCAGCCAGATCTGGGAAGACCTGGCCAGGCAGTGGCGCATCCGCGACTACACGAAACCACAGCGGCGAGGCAACGCATGAGCTGGGGGACTGCTAATCCAGGCATGACAGCGCTCTATCGTGCGCAAACGGCGGCGCTCGTGCCGGTAACCCTGCGCCGGAAGCGCTGCGCGTGCACCAAGGTCGTGACGGCCAAGCAGCTGCAGCAGTACGGCGCGTGCGACGCATGCGTGCGTGCGGCTGCTGCCGCGAACAGCACGAAGGCGGCAGCATGATTGGTCCAGTACCCAACAACCAGGACGAGCCGCTCGATCCGGACGCCTACCAACACCAGGTGCGCCTGCTGAAGTCCGCGCACTGCTGCAGGCCGGTCATCCACCGCGGCCTGCACCAGTTCATCAACGGCCTGACGCTGTACCAGGACGGTGGCCGGGTTGCGATGACCGTCTACCTCGCCGGCAGCGCCGAAGCGATCGACAGCGCTCAGATTGACATCAAGCCAGCGACTGGCAAGGAAGAGAGTCAGCCATGACATTTCAGAAGATCCAGGCCACCAAGGGTGGACTTTCGAACGCCCAGAAGATCGCCCTGCGCTCGGCGGCCGTCAAACGCATTGGCGAGTTGCTGGACAAGTGCCCGCTGTCCGCGGTCGACCTCGCAAAGGTCCTGCGCATCAACAGCAACACCGCTTACGGCTACCTGCGCTACATGGCCGAGATGGGAGAAGTGCGCCGCACTGGTAAGTTCGACGCCAGCCGCCGGGAGTTGTGGGAGCTGGGCGCCGAGGATCCGGCCAGGCTCGAGGTACGCGAGGCGCGGTCGAACGGCGCCACCATTGTGCCGGCGTGCCAGGTCGGCATGTGGCGTGATCCGCTGGACGTGGCCCTGTTCGGGCCGGCGCGGGGAGCTGCAGCGTGATGGTCGAGACCGCGCCGACTCGCCCGGTGCTGCGGTACCACGGCGGGAAGTTCCGCCTGGCGCCGTGGATCCTGTCGTTCTTCCCCGACCACGTCGTGTATGTCGAGCCCTTCGGTGGCGCGGCGTCCGTCTTGCTGCAGAAGCAGCGGGTCGGCGCCGAGTGCTACAACGACCTGGACGGTAACGTTGTGAACCTGTTCCGCATCCTGCGCGACCCGGAGCGCGCGCTCGAGCTGCAGCGCCGCGTCGAATTGACGCCGTTCGCCAGGGAGGAATTCGACTGGGCCTATGAGCCTGTAGTCGACGAGATGGACGGCGCGCATAAGCTGATCATCAAGTCGTTCATGGGCCACGGCAGCGACTCGGCCACCAGGGGCTGCCGCACCGGGTTCCGGTCCAAGCTTTCCGACGGTCGCGTATTGCCCAGCGTCGAGTACTCCACCTGGTCAAACGCCATCCCGAGCTTCACCCATCGTCTCAAGGGCGTGGTAATCGAAAACAGGAATGCGATCGAGGTCATCGAGCGGATGGATTCGCCGTCGACCCTGATCTATGCGGACCCGCCTTACTGCCACAGCACGCGGACAGCGTTCCGATCGAACAAGAGCCATGGCTACCGCCACGAGATGACCGACGACGATCACCGTCAGCTTGCCGGCGTGCTGCATGCCGCCAAAGGAATGGTGGTCCTGTCAGGCTACCCCAGTGCGCTGTACGACCGCGAGCTGTATCCGGACTGGATCCGCCACGAGCGTAAGCACATCGCGGACGGGGGACGGGTGCGTAAGGAAGTCGTCTGGACCAACCCGGCCTGCGCCGCCGCGCTCGAGCAGCAGGCCACACAACAAAGGATGTTCGCATGAACCAGATCGACATCTTCGGCGCCGGCGCGCGCCGCAGAGCAAAGTTAGGACGCTTCGCGCTCGAGCTTGGCCATGTAGTCTTGCACGTGCCTATTGCTTACCGTCAAAGCAAATCGCCTGCTCCAAGTTGGAGCCTGCTCAGGATAGCTCACCTTACCGCTCGCGGGGTCGTAGCTCTGTGGATGCATTTTCAAACGCGTTACTGCATCACGAATTATGTCTTCCAGTTCGGTCTCCAAGGCCAGGGCCGTGCTCAGACTATTCGCCGACAGCAAATTCAATCCAGCCTCGTACCGATGGATTCTGCTGTTGAATTTTTTATAGTGGTCGAGCACGAGCCCGGCATGGTCAGCTACTTCTTTCCATTTTTCTGCATTGAAGACGTCTGGCTCATCATCGCTATCTCCCTTATGAGGTCGAGATGGTGGCCCGAACACGAATGCAAGCTCATCCAGCGCGAATGTTGTCGAGTGGAACATTTCGCGGACGAGAGCTGCAGCACTTCTTCGCTGCTGCGCGACTTGTCGCTCGGCTATCCAGATCGCTCCAGCGACGGCTGCTATGGCACCCAACGCGCTGCCCCACATTGTCGCGACGGGCTCCAAGATCTTGCCGTCAAAAACCGGCGCCGCAAGAGGAAATGCAATAAGGACGCCGACGGCACCGCCGCAAATGAAAGCCCATCGGCCGTGCAAAGCTGATTTGAGAGACATGAGAAAAATAACTAATTTAGCAATTTCAAAATCGTAACATGCGGTTGTTGCTAAAACATCAGAAGGGATCTCATGAACAAGAACACCGACACCCTGCGCGAGCGCATCAAGAACTGGCTGATCGCTGCCGCGTTCGAGCTGCAGCACTTCACCAGCGCGTAGACGAGCGTTGCGCCGATCCCGGGCGCTGACCGCGTGATCGACGGCGTGCAGCACGAGGGCTTCCCGGGGGCGCCCAAATGATCCCGACCTTCGAGCAGGCCCGCGCTATGTACGCCAGCGACGAGCAGATGGCGCGCGATCTGTTCACCCAGCTGCGGATTGCCAGTGACCTGGTCGTGCTCGAGCAATCCCTGCGCCGGCGTGCGGAAGCACAGCTGCACGACCAATACCGATTAATGAGAAAGCCGACTGAGGAAAAGAACGCATGAGAGTCGTTATCAAAGCAACGCCATTAGCAAGCACCGATAAGCCGTGCACCTGCCCGAGCGGCGATGGATCGCTGCGCTGGCCCTGCCCGCAGCATCCTCCCGAGGTAGTCGGCAGCGTACCCGCAGCCATTAAGACCTGGCGCGAGCGGATCGGCGCGGACGAGACTTTCCCGCTGCACGCGCCGACGGATGTGGAGCGGGCAATGGTGGCTCAAATCCAGGAGTTGGAGGCTGCCCTTGCCCAGCTGGCCGGTGCAGCACCATACACCGATTTCGCCACCTGGCTGGCCCAGCACCCCGAGCTGCGCGGGTTCACCATCGGCGCGAAGGGCAATGTGGTCTGGAGCGCGGCCCAGCAGACAGGCCCAGCAGCCGCGCGCGACGTGCTGGCCGAGCGCCGGCGCCAGGTCGACCGGGAAGGCTACGACCCGGAGCACGACGACGAACACGTCAGCGGCGAAATAGCCGCCTACGCTGCCTTCTACGCCATGCCGCAGGCCGCGCGCGACTGGCCGGCGACGGAAAGCGGCTACGGTGATACTTGGGGCGAGGCGATCGTGCCGGTCGACTGGACACCGCCCAAGGAGGGCGACCGCCGCCGCGAGCTAGTGAAAGCGGGCGCCCTGATTCTGGCCGAGATCGAGCGCATCGACCGCGCGGCCGTGCGCACCACCAGCACCGATAAGGAGGCGTCGTGATCACGCGCGGACCAGACCGCCGCTGGCACAAGCAGCCCGCGCGCCTGCTGCCGGAACGCCGCGACGGCTTCGATCGCCGCGCGCAGCTGGTCGGCGCCGTCCCCGCTGGACCGGGATCGGTTCGGCCAGGGTTCGGTGAGGCGCGGCCATTCGTGGAGCGCCGCCGGTATCCGGAATCGGGAATGGAATAGGAGAAGAAGATGGACGACTTGATACTGTCCAGCCAGGAGATCTACGCGATCACCCATTACAAGCTCCCGAAGAAGCAGCTGGCCGCGCTGCGGGATCTGGGCATTCCAGCGCAGCTGCGCAGGATCGACAACACGGTCTGCGTGCTCCGGGCCCACGTGAAGAACCCCAGCGGTATGCCGCCGCCAGCGGCCGCCCCGGGACCGAAAAGGAAATCAGCAAGGCAATGAACAGGCAGCGCAAAACGAACCGCGGGCTCCCGCGCCGGGTGTACATCAAATTCAACGCCTACTACTACGTGGCGCCGGAGAAGATCCGCGACCCTAAGACCAAGGAGTTGAAGACCTGGATCCGCTTGTGCGGGAAGGAAGAGGGCGAGGTGGTCATGCTGAACAGGCTGGCCGAGCTCCTGGGCAGCAAGACACACGTCCAGGGCACTGTGCCGCACCTGTGCGCCGAGTTCAAGGCGCACAAGCTGGGCAAGTACACGAAGCAGACGCAGGACCAGTACAGCCAGTACCTGGATGTGATCGCCGACGAGTTCGAAGCCTTCCAGGTGGGGGAGGTCACGACCAAAGAATTCGCTGATTTTCTCCGCGAGAAGTTCGCGGACAAGCCGAACACCGCGCGCAAGTACGGTGCGCTGGCCAGCAAGCTGTTCAGGTACGCCGTGTCGGGCCTGGGCCTGCGGCAGGACAACCCGATCGATCAGCTAGACTTGGGCGACTTCGAGACTGAGCGTCGGACGGTGCTGATAACGCATGACCAGGTGCAGCGCATCCGCGCCGCTGGCATGTACAGCAAGCCGCGCGCCGACAACGGTCGGGTCATGCCGAACGCGAGCGGTCCGATGTTCGCCTGCTTGGTCGACATGGCCTACCTGCTGTGGGCGCGTGCGGTCGACATCCGGACCATGAAGGAAAGCCAGATCGAGGGCGGCTACATCCGGATCCAGCCCAGCAAGACGAAGAAGAGCAGCGGCAAGGTGGTCGACATCGCGATCACTCCGGCCATCCAGGATGTGATCGACCGAGCGCGCGCCATCAAGAAGGGCTACGAGATCATCTCGCCCTACGTGTTCCCGAGCCAAAAGGGGACTCCGTACGCGAAGACCGGATTGATATCGATGTGGGATCGGGCGAGGGAGCGCGCCGGCATCACCGACGACGTGACGTTCAAGGACCTGCGCTCGCTGGGTGCCACGGACGCGGCGAGGGCGGGCAAGCACATGGCCGAAATACAAAAGCGTCTGGTGCACACCAGCAGCAAGACGAGCGAAATCTACATCAAGGAAGCAATTCCGGACGTGTCGGCGATCGACATGAAACTGCCCTGGAATGCATCTAATATCGCCTGATGAGCCCGGCTTTTCCGGGGCAAAGCAGCCCGTTTGCGGACCACTGTATATTAGATGACTCTGGCGCAAAGCCAGTGTTTATGCGGCTCCCAGCCGTTTGCGGTCCCGCATGGGGTGCAGGGGGTCGGAGGTTCGAATCCTCTCGCCCCGACCAATGAATTCAAAGGGTTAGCGAAAGCTAGCCCTTTTTCATTTCCGGCCGCCGGGCTCAATGGTACACCTGTGGGTGCACCG